TTGCTTTGAAATAAAGAGGATTTTAAAACTATTTGAATAGCTTACCGTACAGCTAATTTAATTGAAATATTAAATGAAAGGAATAGAATAACTATTTGTAGTTATTTCTTTATGGAATTTAAAATATGATGAACAAAGATTTATTTAAGAAAAACAAAAACCGAATTATTGCGGGTGGTGCTCTAATCCTTATGGTTGGAACACCAATCCTATCAATGCTTGCTTCAAATGCAAATCATTTTACTCACACACAGACAGAAACTACTACTAAAGAACCTGAAACAGAAAAATTTGATTTGGATGCTGTAGCAAAAACACAAGAAGAAGTTAAAAAAGAAGCAGATGAAGCTATTGAAAAGCTAAAAGAGCTAGATTTGACAGAAACGGAAAAGACAGATATTATTCAATCATTAAAAGAAGCAAATTCTAAAGATAGAGTTAAACAAATTCTTGATGAAGCTATTCTGAAATCTGATAACAAGAAAAAAGAAGAAGAAGCTAAAAAGGCTGAAGAAGAAAAAGCTGCTAAAATCAAACCTTATTCTGATTTAGTAGATAAAGCAGAAAAAGATAAAACAGTTGAAGCTTTCAACAAAGCTGCTACTGAAATTGCTGGCTCTGATTTGTCTGATTCTGAAAAGGAAACATTATATGCTCGTTTACGAGAATTAGAAAAACAAATTACTGAATCTGAAACTACTCAAACTCAACCAACTTCAGCACAAACAAATGCTACACCTGAAGCTACTTCTTATAAACCATCTGAACCATCTAATGTTGTGTTGTCAAATGGAAATACACCTGGTGATGTTGGAACATATGCAGCTAAAAGAATGGCTGAAGCTACTGGAGTATCACAATCTACATGGGAATATATTATCGCAAGAGAAAGTAATGGTAATCCAAATGCTTATAATCCAAGTGGTGCTTCTGGGCTATTCCAAACAATGCCATTTTGGGGTGATACTTCAACAGTAGAAGCACAAATCCAAACAGCATTAAAAGCTTACAATGCAGCTAAATCTGCTTATGGAAATGGACTTCAACCTTGGGCGCTATAAAATAAAATATAAAATTAAAAAGGGGCAATAATTTGCTCCTTTTTTATTGACTTTATAAGATTAACTTGTTACAATAAGAATGAATAAAGAATATTACGGAGAATAGAATGAAATATTTTGATTGCTGGTTGAGGCCTATTGATAAAAAAGAATATGCCCGAATACAGCAAAGAAAAGAATTATATGAAAAAGGTTTAGGTAGAGTTTTCGTTTTTCTTGATGTGGACGGAGTATTAAATATTAACCAAACAGATGATAAATTTACTTATATAACTTCATCTACGGTATGGAAGATTAGAAATGAAGTATTAGCTTGGATTAAAGAAATGAGCCATTTTATCAATGTACAATTTATTTGGCTATCAACTTGGCAAAATGAGTGTAATGAAATTAACAAGGCTTTGAATATTTACGATTTTCCAATTTCAAATGAATATATTAACCCTAAAGAAATGGACTCATTAACTATCAAAAAGAAACAAATCAATAAGTTAAGAAGCTTATATCCATTAGCTAAAATTGTTTCTATTGATGATGATTTAGAAAAAACAGAAGTAAGTTCAGACTTCCATTTACAGCCAAATCCTACATACGGCTTGACGAACAAGGACTTAGAAATTTTAACTAATAAGATTAAGAAATACTTAGAATATAGAAAGGTATATTAAAATGAACAATAAAGACATTCGGAAAATTGTAAGTTTTAAAACTGTAGAAAAGATTAAAAAGGATGTAAACTTTTATCTATCATAGTATTTTTTCCTTGCTTTTACTCTTGATTTTTTGAGTGAATTTTGATAAAATAATAGTAGAATCATTTGATTCTCTAACTACTTATAGGATAATAACAAACAGAAAGGAGGATGCCAAGATGCGACTCACCACTTCGTATAAAATGAAATTAACTGGTGACTTCAAAGCCTTAGAAACAAGCATTGTAATTTATCGCCAGGTTTTAACGTTTCTGATTCCCATTATCAATGATGCTTGGGAAGAACTTAGTCAATACGAGTTCGCTAATCAAAAATATAATCAAATTGAGAAATGGGTTCATTCAAGCCAAAATAACCAAGCTCTGTTTGATTTTGACCAACAGTTTCCGAAGTTACCAAGCTATTTACGGCGAAGTGCGATAGTAACAGCTCTTGGCATCGTATCTTCTTATCGTAGTAAATTAGCAAATTGGGAAGCGAATCCAAAAGGACAAGCTCCTAAATTGCAATTGGTTCACTATGAGTACCCTGCCTACTATAAAGGGAATTTATTTAAAAACTTTGACCCAATTCATCAAACTATTGAGCTTAAAGTGTACAAAAACGGAGATTGGGTATTTGAACAATATGGACTCAAACAGTCAGATTGCACCTATTACAAACGTTATTTAGCTGGTAAAAAACAAAACGTTCCAATACTTCAGAAGAAAGGTCGTCGTTTTTATACAGCCTTTTCTTACGAAGAAAACGTTCAGTTAGTGCCAGAAGAATCCATTGACAAAATATGTGCGGTTGATTTAGGCTTGGGAACAGACGCTACTTGTTCCATTATGGGCCAAGACGGTACGGTTTATGCACGAAAATTCATTTCGTTTAGCAAAGAGCACGACCGACTCTATACACAACTAGGACGTATTAAACGCAATCAAAAACGAGGGTCTTACCACAATAAAACGTTGTGGCGAAGTGTGTCTGGAATCAGTCAAGATATTGCAGATAAAACAGTCCAAGCTATCCTTGATTTTGGAAACGAATATGGCGTTGATGTTTTTGTTCTTGAGTATTTAGACTTTAAGGGTAAAAAAGCTGTTAAACGCGCTCATTTCTGGCGATATAAACGCATTTATAAGGTGCTAACACAGAAAGCTCATCAATACGGCTTAAGGATTGCACGAGTCAACGCTCGATATACCAGCCGATTAGCATTTGATGGCTCTGGCTGGTCTAAACGTGGTCGTGAGATAGCACCTAACACACCTTATTCGACCATTCAATTTGCAACTGGTAAATTCTACAATGCTGATTTAAACGCATCTTATAACATCGGTGCCCGGTTCTTTATTCGGCATCTATTAAAAACCGTTACGGTGACGCAACGGTTAGCACTTGAGGCAAAAGTACCTCAGGTAGCTAAGAGGAGCACCTGCACCTTGTCTGACCTCATTAACCTAAGAAGTGAATTTGTTACTTTGATAACAAAAACTCAGGCTTAGGCTGAATGGTGAGAGAAGGAAGTCTGTTATCAGGAAGAAGCTGAAACCGTGGAACCTGACAACAGAAGCATCACCCAAACTGCGTTTAGGTGATGAGGCTTCACATTGATTCATTCTTACCAAAAGAATTGGAAGAAATCAAAATTAAAGAATATGATTTACCATTCCCTAAAACAGTTGAAGAAGCTGTTGCTCAAGCATATGGTTTGAAATCTCTAGTTAATCCAAATGTGCAAGCAGAGGGTATTGTTTGGTGGAACAAAGAACATGAGTTTTTTGAAACTCTTTTTTTTGCATTTTATTGTTGACAAAATAAAAAGTTTGTTATATTATATAAATATAGAAATGAAAGAGGAAAAACTCATGAAAAAATTTATTAAAATTGCAGCTATTACTATTGCAGCTATTGCTTGGATTACTTTATCAATTTTTGTATTTTTTGCTTTAATTGAAAATGGCTTAATTTAAAAGAATAGGAGAATTAACAATGACAACTTTAAGTGAATTAAATGAATTAGAACAACAAGTAAGAGCACAACGAGAAAAACTTCAAGAGCTTTATTCTAGTATTGATTATGCTGATGATGAAGTTCAAGACTTTGTAATTTCTATGGTTGACAATATTTCACAAATAGAATGTTTCAAAGCTTTAGTTACTTTGGAAATCTTTACTTCAAGAAATGGCTTCCAACTCAAAGATTTAAAAGTTGGAACAAAAGTGAAAGATACTGAATCATCTAAAATTGAAGCAGCTTATCTTTGTACAAATTGGATTTATGAAAACAAAGAACGAAAAGACCGATTATGGATTGACATTTCAGAACAAGAAGTAGTTGGTATTTATTACGATTATAAATATACTGATTAAAAAGGAGAATTAAAATGAGTTATATTGGTGAAAATTATGACAGCTGGGAATTAGCAAATCTAATGCAAAAGGAATTAGTAGGGCATAGAATTGTTGCTATGACTGAAGAAGTTATTAAACTAGATAATGGTGTTACTCTCAACATTCAACTTAACGAAGGCTGCGGAGGTTGCTCTTCAGGTTGGTCAGAACTTGATGTTGTAAATTTCGATAAGAAATATAGCGAAGCTGCCGTCATGAATGTAGTTTATGAAAGCTATTACACTGACAAAGAAAAGAATAAGAATTATAGTCAAGATGAATTTAAAATCTTTATTTACTTGGTAAACAAAGAAGTAATCGAAATTGACGGTGATGAAGGTGTGGGTAATGGTTATTACGGCTCAGGTTTCTGGGTGTCAGTCACACGATAAAAAGAACTTTTAAATAAGTTCTTTTTTATTAGCTTTAATTTGACTTCTCACTTATTTTTGTTATAATAGTTAAAAAGACTAGTAAAGAAATAAAACGATATAGAAAAATAAAAAGGAGTTTTCCGAATGCCAAAATTTCATATTGGAAAAAGGGGTAACACGGCTGCTTGCCACGCTAAAGGAAAATGCCCTCTTGGTGGTGACGAATCTCATGGAAAAACAAGAGAAGAAGTTCAAACTATCATAGATAGCTACTACGAAAC